GTCTGCGACTTGGCGATAATCCTCAATGCGTAATAACAACAACGCCAGCCCCCAATGAACTAACCCGATCCCTTGTGAAAAGAACCAACACGGTAATCACAAGAGGAAGCACATTTGATAATGCCAAAAACCTATCTGAAACAGCCATTGCACAGCTTAAAGAAAAATATGAAGGAACAAGATTAGGTCGCCAAGAGCTTTATGGAGAGGTTCTGGACGATCTGGAGGGCGCTTTGTGGAGCTATAGCGCCTTTGATATGGGTCGCATGGATAAGATGGATATGCCTGAATTCAATCGCATAGTAGTTGCTATTGACCCCGCTGTAACTAGCGATGAAAACAGCGATGAAACGGGGATAGTGGTTGCCGCTAGGTGCAATAATAATCAATACTACGTTTTAGATGATGGGTCTCATAAAGCCTCACCGGATGGCTGGGCTAGGAAAGCGGTCTCCCTTTTCCACACTTATGGGGCCGACAGGATCATTGCAGAGGTCAATAACGGTGGAGATTTGGTCGAAAGAGTGATAAGAACTATAGATATGAATGTTCCGTACTCGAAAGTTCACGCAAGTCGTGGTAAGTTAGTAAGAGCAGAGCCCATCGCTGCGCTGTATGAGCAGGGTCGGGTTCACCATGTGGGTGAATTTAAAGAGTTAGAAGATCAAATGGTTTCTTATACACCGAACAGCCGGAAGTCGCCGGACAGGATGGACGCCCTAGTGTGGGCATTGACAGAACTTAGCTCGTCCACAGGACAGCCAATGTGGAGAATTAGTTAATGGCCCTTTTCGATTTCTTGCGCCGCTCAGTGGCGATCCCTATGGAGCAAAAGCAAGCCCCAAGCGTTCATGTTCAGCAAACGAGCCCATTTCACAGCAGGTCTGACAACTTCAAGTCTTATGCTGTTGAGGGCTATCAGCAAAACGCCATTGTTTACCGCTGCGTTAATGAGATCGCTCAAGGCGCGGCCTCAATCGCCTTCAAGGTATTCCAAGGCGATATTGAGTTAGAGCAACACCCACTTATTTCTCTTTTGAAAAGACCAAACCCATTACAGGCTGGTAATGAGTATTTCCAATCCCTTTATGCGTTCTTGCTTCTTTCTGGTAATAGCTACGCAATATCCAGCACAGCCGGAGGCGTTCCAACCGAACTTCATTTGCTGAGACCAGATCGGGTTGAGGTAATTCCAAGCGCGACTGCAATTCCCAAGGGTTACAATTACAAGCTCAATGGTAAGGTTGTGAATACCTATGACGCCGATCCATTTACAGGGCAGTCAGAGGTTAAGCATTTCAAACTATGGAACCCAATGGATGATTACCTTGGCCTTTCTCCGCTTATGGCTGCGTCTATTGATGTGGATCAGCATAACCTTATAGCAAAACACAATATTGCTCTCTTGGTGAATGGAGCGCGTCCTACAGGTGCGGTTGTTTTCAAACCGAATGACAGCAGCGGCAATCCCATGATGTTGACTGATATGCAGCGAAAACAGGTTCAAGACGATCTTGATCGCCGCATGAGTGGAACTAATAACTCCGGCAAGCCTCTTCTCTTGGAGGGTGATTTTGACTGGAAAGAAATGGGAATGTCTCCCCGCGATATGGACTTCCTGCAAAACAAGCACATGGCGGCAAAAGATATTGCGCTTTGCTTTGGTATCCCTTCACAGCTTATCGGTATTCCAGACAGCCAAACATATGCAAACGTCCAAGAGGCTAGGTTGGCTCTGTATGAAGAGACCATCATTCCTTTGGCCATGCGGGTGTGTAGTGATTTGAACGAATGGCTGGCCCCATCTTTCGGTGATGATATTCGCATTGAATACGATATTGACGCTATCCCAGCCATGACTGAGCGCCGCCGCCGGGTTTATGAGAATGTAACCACCGCAGTTCGTGAGGGCATTATCAGCCGAAATGAAGCCCGTGAGCGCCTTGGTCTTGGACCAATTAACGGTGGTGATGAAGTATTCATCGCAGCAAATCTATTCCCACTTGGAGGCCCGGATGTGGCTCCAGATGAGGGTCTTGACCCTGAAGAGGCTGGGAAATCAGCTTATGGTGAAGAGAAGCTGGATCAATACCCAGATGGCGCAGATGTTCCCGATGAGCTTCCTTCTGCCTATCGCGCAGGTACGGGTGAAAAGCGTTGTGGCAATTGTGATTATTACGAAGAGGGTGAGTGCAGCTTATTTGATGCGGATGTCCGGGCTCAATATGTCTGCAATGCGTGGAAAGAACAGCTTGACCAGTCCAGCAAAGCCGAAAGCGATGTGGATACAGTCCCAACTGAGGCAATGGCTATTAACGGTCAACGCGCACTTGATATGCGCAAAGAGTTTGGTCGTGGTATGACCCGTGTGGGCGTTTCCCGTGCCAATCAGCTTATCAATCGTGAGCGTCTTTCACCCGACACTGTTCGCCGCATGAAGAGCTTTTTCGCCCGTCATGAAGTGGACAAGCAAGGACAGGGCTTCAATCGTGGTGAGGCTGGATACCCAAGCGCAGGTAAGATCGCATGGCTTGGCTGGGGTGGTGATGAAGGTCAGGCTTGGGCCAACCGCAAAGTTGACCAGCTTGATAAAGAACGCGCCAAGTCTGTAGAAGCCGCTCAGGATTTTGGAGATTGGTGGGATGAAGCGATCCCGCCCAAAGAGGACAAAGCACCAATCAGTGAAGCTGTAAAAAAGGCTCTTGCTGAGAAAGTAAAAGAACACAACGAAAAGCACGGTGATAAAAAAGGCAAAAAGGTTACTCAACGGATGTTAGAGGCTGTATTTGCCCGTGGTGTCGGGGCTTACAATACCAATCCGCAGAGTGTTCGCCCCACAGTGACCGGACCCGATCAGTGGGCTTATGCCCGTGTGAACGTATTTTTAAGCGCAGTTCGCACGGGGCGCTTTAAGAGTGGAAAGTTCGATACAGACCTTTTGCCTGAAGGTCATCCACTAAGTAGCAAGGATTAGAGACATGGATATTGGTTCAGTACAAGCCGCAAAGGGCGCTTACGGTCGCGCGATTTATAAGTTTGGCTTTAACTCAACAATCAGCACAGATGAAGAAACTGTATGGGATGCTGGCGGAATTTACAGCTACCCGACATCTGCGCAAAGCGTAACGGTTGTCAGTTCTGATGCGGCTGATGATATTGATGGAACTGGCGCACAAAAGATCACAATTGAAGGCTTGGACGCAAATTGGCTGCCCAAGACTTTGGAAGTGGATATGAATGGCACCGAAAATACGACTGTAGCAAGCACATTCATGCGGGTATTCCGCGCGTATGTTTCTCAAGCTGGTTCCGGTGAAGTCAATGCTGGTGACATTTCCCTGTCAATGGGCGCAACAACGGTCGCTCAAATCTCACAGGGTCAGGGCCAAACCTTGATGGCTGTATATACAGTCCCGGCTGGCTTCGATGCTTATATAACTCAGTGGACGTTTAGCTCTGGTGCATCTTCATCTAATAAATACCTTGATGGTCGCTTAATTATTCGCAGCAATGAGGGCATTGTTAGAACTAAATCGAGGGCAACTATTCAAAATACATCTTTTATTAAAGACCTAGCAGTTGCCACTAAGGTTAATGAAAAGGATGATATTGAAATCCGCGCTGTTACATCTTCTGGAACTGATGCTGTCTCTGGAACCTTTACAGTTCTCTTGAAGCGCAAATGATTTATGGCGGGGAGCCTAAGCTCCCCGGTTTGATTATGCGTTTTCTTTTTCTCTGGCCAATTTGTCTGCCGCCGCCATGATGACCGACAGAGGCGTGAACTTGCCAGCGAGGTAGTAGAAGCATCGTGTGAATGTGGTGTTATACTCATTGGTCACTTGGTGCGGTGTAACGCTAACAGGCAAACCGCCAAACAAGCGTCCAAGCTCAACAGCTTCATGGTACTGGGCCATGCGGCGCTTGATTAGGTCAACCACAACCTCTGTAACTTCATTTTGCTTGGCTGTTACACGATCACTCTTTGGGGCTGGCTTTACCACTGGAAGCTCTTTGAGCAAGGCGCGAAGCTCTACCAGTTTATCCAAGTCATCCCCAAGATCGTCACTGAACAAGTGCAGATGCTTTGTGCGGATTTGATGCAGGTCAAATGGAATATCCCAAACAGAAAAGTCTGATGCGTAAATATATTGCCGATTGTTTTCGCGGATCGTTTCGTAAGCCCTGTTGAGGTATCCAAGTGCTTCCTTCTGGTGAGACTTGGCGGCGAAGGTTTGATCCTCTTGGACTTGGCCCATTGCCAGTGTGATCCAATCTTGAACTGTGTTTTGCTTGATGAACATTTCGTTTTCTCCATTTGCTATACAAGTTAATATAATCATCGTGAAAGTTAATGCAAGTACCATTTGTGATAAAATAATTAACTTTGGAGTTAAAATAATTAACTTGGCCTATTGACTATACTTTCAACAATCCCTAAATTCCTCTTATCAACTTGGTCTTGAAAGGACACTCGACATGGAAATTCTAGTTCAACACGCTCAAATGGATCGCAAAACTGGTGAAGTTGGCGGATATACAGACGTTGCTCTGGTTAATGCTTCTGCACATGATAGCGTCACAGACGCTCTTGAGTACGCTTATCGCTTTACCAATAACGTGATGGGCTCTTGGTCGATCAAGAAAGAATATCTCCCAACTCGTGATGGCGGTGAGATGGAAAACGGCGATTACAATGAGGACGTAACAGTTCTTCACACTCGCCCGGATGGCATGGGCCAGCGTTCTACAATGATGGGTGATCGCATGATTGTTGACGGTAAAACCTATCGTGTAGCAATCTCGGGTTTCAAAGAAGTCGCATAATTCAACGGGGAGCTACGGCTCCCCACAACGGCATCTGGGTAAATGAAATAAATCACTAATCAAACTGGGAGAGAGATAATGGATAAGCAAGACACAATGATCGCAGTAATATTTACAATTATATTGGTAATTGGAGCGATTAATATTGACCGCCTTATGGTGATGCTATGACCACCAGAGCGGCGATATTAAAGGCACTCAATGATGATCGTATATCCTTGGAGGTAGGGGAAGATTATTTTTACTTCCTGTTCTCAGAGAGCGGCTATGGTTATTACATGGATCGTTGCGTATATGTTTCTCGCTTAAACCATTTGAGCCTCGAACAATGGGTTGAAGAGGGGAAGGCGTTTATTGCTTCAATTGACGATTAAACATGATATGATGCGCCTGAAAGGTACGTTGTATGGGTTTCCCGTTTCCAATATTTATCAAGGCTTCTAGGTCTAGGATTTCGGTCTCAAAGGAGATCAGAGAGGTAAATCGGCTTAGATTGCAGTTTGAGCGTTCAATGACAGCCCGTTTGATGGCTGTCTTTAAGCGTGTCGGCAAAAGGGCTGCGGATGAATACAAGCAATCAGAGAGCGTTTCTGAAGCTCTGAGGCCACTTGAGGGTGAGCTTGAGCAAGTATTCAGAGCGCACTATCGTGCTGTCATAGAGAAATTTGGTGATCGGGTTTATGAAAATCGGAAGCAAGAGCGATTTGCTCAGTTACTATTCAGCTATTATTCTATGGAGGGGGCTCAGAAGGTTAGGGGGGTAACAACCCAAACCGCTAACCTGATCCGCCGCGCCATAAGGGCTGGTGAAGTTGAGGGCGAAGGTGTCGCCAATATTGCCAAGCGTATCAGAGAAAAGACTGATGGCGCTATTGGTCGGGCCAGATCGTCAACCATTGCGAGAACAGAGACCCACGCAGCGGCCTCCTACGCCACCCATGAAGCCACAAAGGAGCTTGGCCTCCCTGCACAGCGCAAAAGATGGGTTAGCGTCTCAGACGGGCGCACACGCTCTCACCATGTGGCGGCTAATGGGCAAGAGGTCGGGATGGATGAGCCATTCATCATCCGGTTTAAGGGCCAAGAAATAAGAATGATGTATCCGCACGATGGCTCTGGCGGTCCTGCGAACAATATCAACTGTCGGTGTCTGGCGCTGTATTTCAGTGATGAGGATGCCATTTTTGATGACTTCGCTGATGGTGTTGTTGAGCCTGTTGCCGCTGTAGCCCCAGAACCAGAGCAAGATGTCGGATTGGTGGGGCCATTTGCGGTTCTGAGGGTTTCGGATCAGTTTTTGAGACCAAACAAAAGCCGATTTACTAACGAAAACTTCCCAAAAATCAAAAGGGATGAAGCGCAGAAAAGACTTGATGAAGGCTTGGAAGCATCTGCGGCGGATGAGAGATATAATAAGTTTAATCGCTTCAGGGGTATGAGCGAAAAAAATTGGGGTGTAATTAAGAATTCACGGGGGCTATCGGATGACGCTCTTGCGATGGTCGCTGTTATTACGGACGAATTGAATTATCTCTCAGACTTTTTAAAAATCCCAAGGTTGAGGGGTTATGAAGTTCAGAAAATGAAGGCAGTTGCTTCGCAGGGCGATGGCGTGATGAACCTTAACCCCGCATATTTCAATAGATATGCAGAAGATATGCGCAGTGATGTTGATAGGGTTGCGGCTAAGAAGAGATTTGATGCAGCGGCTTCTGAGGACGTAGCGTTGCAGAAAGAAATTTCTGTTATCAAGGAAAAACGGAGAGTATTTGAGGTTCAGTTTAGTAATGACGAAATCGGCGTTGAGGAATTTAGGGCGGCGGTTCGCCCTATGGATGACGAGATTTCTGAGATCAGAATTCGTAGAAATCGGTTGAGCATCGAAATGAGAAAAGACAAGCGGTGGGTAGTAAGTGAATGGTCGGAGGATAGCAAATTAACCAAGCCATACACTTCAGATGGTTATTTTGAGGCGGGTATAGATCATATGCGATCTACTATGTATCACGAATTTGGTCATCACATTCACCAATACTATAAAGCTGAAGTTCTTAGTGGGCGGATTGTGGCGGTCCCTACAGAGACACAGCTGAAGAGGTTCTTTCAGAAGAATTTTAAACTTCGCAAAAAACGGTCCCAAGTTCTATCCACAACATATGCTGAACAAGACCCATATGAATTCTTTGCGGAACAGTTTTCTCTATTTTCAATGGGGAAAGTGGACAAGGTAACGCCTCAATTTATGGAGCTAATTAGGGAGATAGCAGATGAGCGAACAATATAATCGAATAGAGGAAATTTTGGATTTTCCAAAAATTAGTTCTCAGAATTATAAGGAAATAGAAACTTTGCTTGAGGACTTGTCGGGAGATGAAATATTTTTCCGGGATGTAGTCTATAACGTCTTGGAGCGCAGATATATGGACGGAACAAGTGCTGTTCGCCCCGATACTAGCCTTTGACCAGATATAGTGTTATATGCTAAGATATATGCAAAGTATGCTTTGAGGTTCAACCATGCCATTACCGAAGCCTAGTCAGGGTGAAAGTAGAAGTGAATTTATTAGCCGCTGTTCAGGCGATGATAAAGTGGTTGGAGAATTTCCAGATCGGGATCAGAGGGTCGCGGTTTGTATTACCCAATTTGAGGGCGGTAAAATGAGTGATGAACAAATCCATTCAGGCGATTATATTGCCGATCAGGAAACAAAATCCGAAAAAATTGATGTTGCCTTTGAATACAAAGCTGACAGCATGGAAGAGGACGGAACCTTCTCTGGATACGGCTCTATTTTTGGGAACAAAGACCTTGGCGGCGATGTCATAGTTGAGGGCGCTTTTGCCAAGTCAATTGGCCGGAAGGGCGCTAAGGCGGTCAAACTTCTTTATCAACATAAATCAGACGAGCCAATCGGTGTATTTGATGAAATCACTGAAGACGAGCGCGGCTTGAAGGTTAAGGGTCGCCTTGCAATGGGAACCCAGCGGGGCCGTGAGGTCCATGAGCTTATGAAAATGGGCGCACTTGATGGCTTGTCAATTGGCTATCGTGTTGACCCAAAGGGGGTCGAATATGACGAGAAGGGCAAAACTCGCCTCTTGAAGTCAGTCGATCTTATGGAGATTTCTGCGGTCACATTCCCAATGAACCCACGCGCACGGGTTCAGGCGGTCAAAGGCACAGAACGCTCGGTGCGTGAGTGGGAGCATTTTCTTCGGGATGAAGGGAACCTTTCTCGCACTGAAGCAAAGGCGGCGGCTTCTGCCGTTACCAAGGCACTGGAACAGCGGGATGCTGTGAAAGAGGAAACGCCTAAAGTCCTTGAGGCTCTCACAAGCCTTACCAACATCCTAAAAACTTAAACGGAAAGGATCGTCCCAATGGAAGATCAAGTAAAAACAGCCGTTGAAGCGATGGCAGGTGCCTTTGAAGAATTCAAAAAGGTAAATGATGATCGCTTGGCTCAAATCGAAGCTAAAGGTTCTGCCGATGCTTTGACTGAAACTAAATTGGCAAAAATTGAAGCTGATTTGGACAAATTCGAGAACATCAACCAAGCTATCACCCAACAGCAAAAACACGCTGAAGGTTTTGAAGCAAAGTTGAATGACATCGAAACTATGCTCAAGCGTCCAGCCAATGCAATGGAAGCTAAAGAAGTCGATTTGTCTTTGAAGGCATGGGACAGCTTCATGCGCAAAGGCGAAAAGAACATGGACGAGATGGAGCTTAAAGCTCTGACCGTTGGTACAGCTGCAACCGCTGGTAACTTGGCTCCTGCTGAGTACGTCAATGAGCTTATCAAGGTGATTTCTGAAATCTCCCCAGTTCGCTCTGTTGCCCGTGTTCGCCAAACATCCAACAAAGAAATTGAAGTTCCAAGCAAAACAGCAACATTTGCTGCCGCATGGACTGCTGAAGGCGGTACTCGCACAGAGACAACTGGCTACACAACTTCTTTGAACACCATCCCAACTCATGAGCTTTATGCTTTGGTTGATATTTCTGGCGCATTGCTTGAAGACAGCGTGTTTGATCTGGAAGCTGAAATGAACACTGAATTTGCAGAGCAATTTGCAAAAGCCGAAGGCGCAGCGTTCTTGACAGGTAACGGCACAAACAAACCAACAGGTATCTTGGACGGCACAACAGTCGCCTCGACAACTGCTGCCGCTGCCGCTGCAATCGCAACAGACGATCTGATGGACTTGGTACATGGTCTTCAGTCTGAGTATGCCCGTAACGCAGCATTTATGCTGAACCGGACAACTCTCGGTGAAATCCGCAAGCTGAAAGATACTGCTGGTCAGTACATCTTCCAGACTGGTTTCTCCGGTCAATCTGGTCTCCCAAACACCATCTTGGGCCACTCATATGTTGAAGCTGTAGACATGGCTGACATCGCCGCCTCCGCTAAACCAGTGGTATTCGGTGACTACCGCCGTGGTTACATGATCGTTGATCGTGTAGCTCTCTCAGTTCTGCGTGACCCCTATTCACAAGCATCCACAGGCAACGTGCGTTATATCGCCCGCCGCCGCGTAGGTGGTGAAGTGGTATTGGCTGAGGCCATGCGCGCACTGAAAATGGCTGCTTCCTAAGCAACCAAGGGGAGGGCTTAACGGCCTTCCCCATCCCACCTTACAGGAGATTTCAGATGAAAATTATGATGGTAAAAAGTGCCGCTGGAATTAACCGCGAAGATGGCGCATCAACACAGCGATTTATGGCTGGTGAAGAGTACACAGCCACAGAGGCTTGGGAGAAAAAGGTTCTCCAAGGTTTTGTGAAAGCTGGCTTTGCAAATGAGATTGGCGGAAACGCTGCGGTTCCTGAGACTAAAACAGCCAAGAAAAAGACAGCAAAGAAGGCTAAATAATGTCGCGTGAAATCCCGGCTGGTATTGCGAGTGCTATTACTGAAAAGGTTACACGGCCAATTTATGCCGTTGACCTTCTATTTGATAGCCCCAACCAGATTTATCTACACACCGGGATAGGCAATAAGACCTTCAACAGCATTACATATCAGGGCGTAGGTGACTTATTAAAGGTCAGCGCGATTGATGAAACGAATGATTTGACAGCATCGGGTGCGAGTTTAAAGCTGAATGGCTTGAATTCATCGTTGCTGACACGGGCGCTTGCAGAACCTTATCAGAATAGAACCTGCAATATTTATTATGGTGAAGAGGGAAATTCCAACCTTATCTTTCTTTTCACTGGCTTGATGGATGTAATGCAGTTCTCTGATGATGGCGAGAAAAGCACCATTGACCTTAAAGTTGAAAGCCACATGATTGCTTTGAAGCGTCAAGCGGTTTTGAAATACACCAATGAGAGCCAGAGGGCTCGTTTCCCAAATGATACCGGGATGTCTTATATCACTGGTTTACAAGATCAGCGGTTAGAATTTGGAAAAGGTTATCAACCACCAGATCAGTAGCCCTAGAAGGGGTCGCAATGGAATACAGGCAAGAGTTTTACAAACAAGTCCGTGCTGAATTGCCGGACTTAATTTCTCTCCATTATGAAGAGATCGCCCTTAATAAAGACGCCATTAAATTGAACCCGGATTGGGATGCTTACGCAGAGGGTGAGGCCCAAGGGGCGATTAAGTGTTTCACTGCTAGGGATGGGGGTAAGCTGGTCGGTTATTTTGTTGTGTGCCTTCACCGGAGCTTGCATTACAAAGACCACCTTTATGCAACCAATGACATAATATTTCTGCATCCAGATCACAGGAAGGGCTTTGCTGGCCCCAGATTGATTAAGTTCGCAGAGCAATGTTTGAAGGATGATGGCGTGAGCCTTCTTTTCATAAACTCAAAAACTCACAAACCCTTTGATGCACTTCTGAGAAGAATGGGTTATAGTCACATTGAGAATGTATTTTCCAAGAGGTTTATCTAATGGCTATCTCAGTAGGCTTTGCACTAGGCGCAACCACCACAGTAACCGCTGCGATTATTGGTGGTACTGTTTTGATGGCCGGAACCATGCTGGTAACATCAACAATGATACCGGATATGCCGGAGTTTGATAATCAGTCCTTGGGTAGCAATGGAACAATGACCAATGCGGTTACGCCCAATGCGCCACATGAGGTTGTTTATGGAGAGGTTCGCAAGGGCGGTGTAACAACATTCCAAGAGGTAACAAACAACAACCAATATTTTCACCAAGTCATTATTATGGCTGCGCATGAGGTTGAGGCGCTTGGTGACATATTCCTTGGCGGTGAATTGGCCCCATTGGATGGAAGTGGGATGGTTACTGGCGGCAAATATTCTGGCAAGATGTGGATTTACAAACATCTCGGGGATCAAACGGCGGCTGATAGCGGCCTTGTTGCTGCAACAAGCGTTGATAGCAACTTTATAAATAATGGCTTGGCTTATATTTACATGAAGTGCGAGTTCGATCCTGATGTATATACACAGGG